GGTTCTGGGTCAACGTCCCCGTCTTATCCGAGCAGACGACATTGACCGCCCCCAGCGTTTCCACCGACGGAAGCTTGCGGATAATCGTATTCACCTTCACCATCCTAGACACGCTCAGAGCCAGGACGATGGTGACAATCGCCGGAAGCCCCTCCGGCACAGCCGCTACCGCCAGGGAAATGGCCGTCAGCAGCATATCCCCCACATCCCTTTTCTGCAGCACCGCCACAAAAAAAAGAAAGACACAGATAAAAACTGCCAGTGCGCTCAATACCTTTCCAAGATCTGCCAGTCTTTTCTGGAGAGGGGTCATTTCCTCTTTCGCTTCGCTGATCATCCCGGCAATATGGCCAATCTGGGTATCCATTCCCGTAGCGACTACGACCCCCTCCCCTCTCCCATAGGTTACATTCGTGGACATATAAGCCATATTCCTGCAATCCCCGATATCCGACTTATCTTTCGCCAGATAGGCCGCATCCTTATCCACCGGCACCGACTCGCCTGTCAGGGCCGATTCCTCGATTTTCAGGCTCATGGTCCTGGAAAGGCGCAGATCCGCCGGAACCTGCCGCCCCGCTTCCAGGCAGACGATGTCTCCCGGCACCAAGTCTCCCGCCGGAATCTCCATCTGCCTTCCGCTCCTTTTGACGATGGCATGAGGGCTTGTCAGCTTTTTTAACGCTTCTATCGCTTTTCTTGCCTTCCCCTCCTGCACGACCCCTACGAAAGCATTGACCGTGATAACCGTAACGATGATCAGGGCATCTTCCATCTCTCCAAGAAACAGGGATACGGCGGTAGCTACAAAAAGGATGAAGATCAACGGATCGTTCAGCTGTTCCAGAAACAAAACGATCTTTGTCTTTTCCTTTTGCTCCTTTAGTATATTGGGTCCGTATTGCTTTCGCCTTTCGGCAGCTTCCGCATTGCTCAGGCCTTTTTCTATATCGCATTGTAGGATTTGTCCGGTTTCCCGAACGGATTTGTTTTCATACATACTTTCCCTCATTTCTGCGCGGCTTTTTGCGCATGCCAAGTTTGTGGATGCCGCGCAGACACAAACTTGATTCCCTCTCTTTTTCCTGCCTGTCCTTTTCTCTTATGCTTTTATATGCTTGTACGGAGGGAAATATGTGTGATTTGTTTTTGGGGATAGGAGGGGAAGGAATCCATTCGGGAAAGCTTTGTGCAGGGCATAGGTGCATGGGCATAGCTTTCCCGAATGGATTCCTTCCAAATTATATAAAACTATGATACTGCGTAAATGATGCAACTATGATGCATTTTTGATGCAATTATGATCTGTGGAGCTGATAGAATAGGTGTATTAAAGGATTAGTTGGATAAATTGTTTGTTTCAAAAAAAGAAAATGCTACATAAGAGGATCATGTTATGAGGAAGTGGATGGAAAAAGCTGGATGGTTATTTTTATTGTTGGTTTGTATGGGGGGTGGTTTTTCTTGTTCGTCCGGGCGGGAGATGGCGGGTGCTGGATCCGGGGAAGAACGGGAGGCGGATGCTGTCCAGGAGGTCTTGCCTGAGGAAGCGTTGGAAGGGCCGGTGTTGACAGTGGATACTGAAGAAGCGGATATGGAGGAGGGCGAAGAGGTTTTTTCTCCCGAAGGGCAGGCAAAGAAGAATGAAATTCTTTTTTTTGAGGAGGCAGAAAAACAGAATATCGGGATTAAGCCGGCAGAGGAATTGTATGGGCGACTTTTGGAAGATCAGATTTTTCAGAACGGCTTGATGGCTCTTACTGGCTTGCGGATCGATGATATTGACGGGAACGGGCAGATCGATATGCTGGTTATGGTCATGGATGCGGAGGAAAAGCCTTTTTATGGCTCAGGGGGATTGTGGTTTTATATGAACGGGGATGAACCCTACTGTTTTGAGGAGGAAGATTGTTCTTTTTATGGCTGGTTTGATGTCTTTTGGGACGATATCGACAATGATGAAAATGTAGAGGTTGTGTTCAGTGCGCAGGGGACGGGCTGCGGAGCGGTCGGTGATTTTTATAAAGCGGTTTTCAAATATAAGGATCATGCGATCACGCGGATGGCGCTTCCATCCGATTTGGAAGAGGATTATGACTGCGGGCTTCAGGTCGAGCTGATCCAGGAACCGGAAATCAATAGTTACAGCGCTTATTGTCCTTATTTTGACGAACAAATTTTTTTCCAAAGAGAAAATATCGAGGGGTACGGCCCGTCCGATCATGCGCGGACTACCGGGGGCAACGCACGGGGATTTTACGACTTGTGCGTCGCGCAGTACGAGGGCAAAAAGGCATTGCAAGCTTCCGAATATTTGTATGGGGAAGGGGGGATCGTACATAATGTAGCCGTCGCACAGTTTCTCATAACCTGGGAAGAGGACGGCACTCCGAAGGTAGTCAAATGGTGGATCAAAGAAGAAAAATCGGGATGGGCAAACAGCCATGAATCCCGGATCTGCTATGCGGACGGCTATTACTACTATGCCAGCCAATTAGACCATTATTATTTATACCGCGCCAGAGAAGACGGCGGCCAGCCCGAGTGTCTGGCAAAAATCCATGCCGGGAGCCTCTGCGTCCAGGATGATGAGATTTATTTTATCGACCAGGGCAGCGATTACGGTGATTACGGGTCGGTCTGCAAGATGAAAACAGACGGCAGCGGCATGAAAACATTATGCGAACAAGGGCGTTCCCTACAGCTCAGCGCTGAATATATCTATTTTTGCGCGGCTTACAAAGCAGCATATGACAAATCAGGAATCGTAACGGAAGAATCCTATGAATTTTCCAGCGCTTTGGAAATGCCGTTTTTTTTATATCGGATGAAAAAAGACGGCTCGGAAAAAGAGCTGATTGCTGCGGATGTCTGGCAATATGCGTTGAGCCGCCGAAACGGATATACCGGCTCTATTTATTGCAGCAAATGGACCGATAATAAGATTGCTGTTTTTCAAATGGATCTGAACGGAAAAAATGAAGAAGAAATCTGCCGCTTTGACAAAAGGGGAACTCTCATGGCCTATGACAACGTAGTCTATTATGTCGGGGATTTTTATGGAGACAGGGAGCAGATCAGCCAGTACCATTCAGGACATGGAAAAACCACGACTGTCACCGTTCCGGAATATACAGATTGCTGCATCTACAAAGGACGTTTCTGCGGGCTGAATGAAGAGGTATCCGAAAGCGGGCGCAAGATAACCATTTATCGTATGAACTATACTAAAAAAGACTATGATATCCTTTACCAGAATTCCTTTTCATGCCCATATGCTGACGGAATCTATTTATCGGATCTTTATGCTTCTGAAGAAGGAATCTTTTTCCGTCAATTTGTTTCCCCCGAAAAGGGATGCCGGTGGTTCCGGCTGGAAGAAGATGCCGAAACCGGCCAATGGGTCGTGGAGAAATGGGAAGATGCGGAAGCAACGCCTGTCGCCCTGCCCGCCAGGAACATAGAATACGGGGAATTGCGGAGCGTCACGTCCGTATTGGAAAGCACCGAGGGCTGGGATGCCTATCTGGCAGACCCCTTGGAATATGAGGAATTTTATGCAACGGATGAAAACGGGCAGGAATGCAACCCTTACCGAATATGCCTTCCGCAGTTCAATGATAAAATTGAAGGATACCAAAAAATAAACCGATATTTCCAAAATAGCTATCATGAAATGATCGCAGGAAAGGAGGATTTTTTTGATATGCTGGAAGAAAGCGGTTCTGCATCTGCAAACTGGTATCAATCGGTCGATTACGGCTATCTTTATATCGGTGAAAAGTATATTACCGCCGGGATCTATGAAGAAGGCTACTCCAGCGGCATACGGAACTGGATCGCCCTTCATCCGGCCACGTTCGACAGGAAGACCGGAGAAAAAGTCACTTTAGAGACAATTCTTGACATGCCCGCCCAGGAGGCCGTTGCCAGCCTGACCGGCTCTGTTTATAAATATATGGAAGGCATGGGGAGGGGTTCGTTTCTCCTGAAAGAAGATGATATCCTGTCCAAAAACTATGACCCGGAACAATTTTTCCTGTTTCCTGATGGAATCGGCATTTATTATGAAAGATATGCCATAGACTGCGGCGCCGCCGGGGATTATCTGTTTGTAGTTCCCTTCGATCTGTGAAAAGCGGATTCCCATAGAAAATAAAAAAATAGCATTGACTTTTTTTCTTTGGAATGTTATTATATTATTCGCGGCATGGAAATTACATAATCCAGTGCGTATGCGGAAGTGTCGGAACTGGCAGACGAGCAAGACTAAGGATCTTGTGATGGTTACATCGTGTGGGTTCAAGTCCCATCTTCCGCAGTTTTTATAAAACCCCATATTTGCGATAGGCAAATAAAAAGCCTTGCAAATATGGGGTTTTTAATTATTACCAAAAATAAAAAAATTAAATAGAATATAATAAAATATTATGTAATATAAAATTATGCAACACGAAATGCAACACAAGTTAATTAATCGCCGTCCATGTTTTTACCCCCACAATCCCATCAACAATAAGACTGTTTTCTGCCTGAAATGCTTTTACTGCTTCTAATGTTTTTTTACCAAAAATTCCGTCAATATTACCAACCCCATAACCTTTTGCCGTAAGACGCTGCTGCAGATATGTCACATCATCACCACGGCTTCCTGTTTTAATAGTGCTGCGTTTCGGAGCAGTTCCCTGAAGATTCCCATAATATATATTCATGTCTACATTGGATGGTATGCCTGATATCCTGCCTTTTGAAGAATGCTGCCACATAAACGGATTGTATCCGTCTATATTAGAATTATACCTTGCCAGCCACAAGGGATATTTGCTAAGATCACCAAATTTATTTTCTATATAATCAATATTTGAATAGACCCCAACCTCATAACCTTTGGCAGACAAATAATCACAAAAAGCTTTTACGCTATCCGTCCGGCCTTCTTTTGTTTGCGGATTGCGCTTATCGGAATCATACTCCCAGTCAGCCCATACCCGCATAGTAATAATATCCTTATAACCCTCAATGCATTTTTCGCACATTTTGGCATTAAGGACGGCCTCGTCCTTGTTGGCGGCATAAATAAACCAGTAAATGCCTATTTTTACTCCAGCCGTATGAGCGCCACAGATATTATTGATAAACTGCTTGTCCATCTGCGACTTTCCATATCCGGCTCGAATAATCGCAAAATCTATTGACTGGCTTGCTTTTTTCCAGTCAATTTTTCCATTATGGTACGATACATCAATCCCTTTCATCTGGCTGCCTCTACTTTCTTAAGTCTTTTAAATGCTCGTCAGCTATAATGGCCGCCTGTGTAAAACTATTGTTTTTCCACCACGCACACAGTGACGCTCCTACAGTCAAAGCCATGGACACGGCCTGCCCGAAATCCTCGTCCGCAAACGGGAGAGGGCTATAGCCGCTGATTGTCAGCACTTGGTTGATAAGTGCAAAAACTAATACCGCAGTTCTCACGATGGTTCCTGTTTCAATTTTCTTTTTCATGGTTTTATACCTTCTTTCTTTTCTAAATTATCAATACGGTGGTTAGCCGTTCTGATTCGTTCCTCCATCACATCAGCCCGTGCCTCCAGCCTGTCCACGCGCCCGTCCATGACAGAGCAGTTTTCACACTGCTTTTTCAATTTTTCCTCAAGCTGTGTTACACGGTATGTAAGCACCTTTGCGCTACCAACGACACCTACAACGGAACCTATCAGACTTGCAACAGCCGGTATGATGATGTTAAGTAATTCGTTTGACATATAAACACCTCTCAAACATTTCTTAAGTATATGATACCTTACGAAAGACTGGACATTGTACCATTTTTATCGATCCAATCCTTAGTCATTTTTTTCCACAGCTTTGGAACGTCCCCTATATGCATATCGCCGTTCAAAATCTTCAAACCATAAAATTTTCCCATTAAGCAAGCCCTCTTTCTTCAGCGAATTCGTTAATTGTTTTAAAACCTTCCTTTTGCTGTTAATAGATATTTAATTATTCAGCTGTAATGCAAATAGTCTGTTATTGCCAGATGCGTTTATGGCATAAGGTTTATCACTCCTGTTTTGCGCGGTAATCACTAACGCGTTTTGCGAGGAAAGACGTACAACATCCACGCCGTTTTGCCCTAATAAGATGGATACATAGTTGCCTGTCGTACTAAGATTGATATGGTATACAGTATCAAGGTTATAGTTTGACATCCGATATCCGATTAGGTATAGCCCTGGCTGTAAAATTACTGTCCGGCATAATTATGTTCCAGTTGTCATGTTTGCTGGCAGAGTAATTGCATTAGTAACACTGCTAATTATTAACCTACTGTTTATGATTCCTAAATTGCTGTTTATCTCTTATTATAGAATGCTTTTATCCGTATCCCCATCCCTTCATATGGCTCACCTCCTTCCAAATACTTGTTAACGCCAAATAAGCCTGCTGTCTGGCAGGCTGTTTCATGGTTCCTATTCGCAAGCACACAGTACAGAACGCCTTTCAGTTCATCCATCCTTTTCCCTGCCATTCCAAGCAGTACTTTGCCGATAATCTGTTCTACCATAACTGCCTCCCGTTTTTGCTCCCATTATATCAAACAGGCAGATGGGGCGTTGGTGAGATAAACAGCAATTTAGCGCCTGAAGTATTAACAAACGGTATTGATTTTGAAAAATATTACCGCATCGACATAGTAATAAGAGAAGAAAGAATATCATCCGCGATTTATACAGCAAGCTTTTTAGAACCATCAAAACGTCGTTCGCAATTTTTTAGCTATATAACGCACAATCTAAACTATATGTATGCTGGTATAGCTAAAATCGAATTTATGAATGAGGGAAGTATATCCGCTACCCATAGGATGGGAATTAACCTAAATACTGGTGATCCAGCTACCAACAACTATACTATCCTTGGTATAATGGGATATAAGCATATTTAAGATATCTGCTTTTCTATTTATAAATAATATAGCTGAAGGATGTGTCTATTCTGGCCGGATCAGTGTTTGCAGGGAAATAAATTTCCAAAGTGCCAGTACCCGATGAATTAGCATATATTCTGGCCGAATAGCATTTCCCATTTGTGCATTGCAATGATAAATAGTTTGTAAATAATGGTTTTGGTACACCAGTTAAAACAATATCTCCGTTTTTTACATTACTGCTGGGAGAAGTTTCAAAACTAATGTAACAAATTCTTCCAATTAAATAATAGTCTGCTCCTTTGGTAAATTTTTCTCCTTTTACTGCGGATTTCTTTGTTATTTTAGTTTCGTTTGTTAAATCGCTGTTTATTTGATCAAGCCGACTTTGCAAACTGCTTTGCTCTTCTTTCAAAACCCTTCCTGCATCTGCATCCAGCGCTACTATTCCCGGTGTATCCACAAGAAAATTATTTGCAAGTTCTGCAAATGCATGTGGTTTTAAATCCTCGCAGAATTTTGATAGCTTTGCAAAAGCAATTTCTAGGTTGTCACCTGACTGGACGTTTGCGCGTTCCGTTGCTTGCTCAAATGTAATGATTGCTTTAGAAGCATCCCCGTCCTTTCCTAACTTTTTATTTAATTCTTCCGTTATCACTTTATTCTGCACTGGATTTGTCGATGTTGTGCTTAGTTCCGAATCGATATCAAATCCTGCAATGGAAGCTGCCCGGTCGGCCTCATCTTTTGCCCTGTCTGCTTCGCTTTTCGACTGCTCGCTCCAATATTTGCTGTTATTTGTATCTTCTCCTTCGCGGGTGTTTGTACCGCCTACAGCCCATGATTTGGATGCAACAGACCATTCTTCCGCTTGTGTTGCATGTTGCTGTGCCAATTCTTCAAATCGCTCTACCGCAGTCTGGATATTTTGGCAAGTCGCAAGGATGGTCTGTATTTCAATCATATCCTGCTCAAACGCTTCATATGTAGCCATTCTTCTGACAATCCCCGGCGCAAAGCACATCCAGACCTTTTTAGAATCCATGGACACCGCCCATTCGCTGGCGGTCATCTGGTCTGGGTCAAAGTTTTCTTCTGCTCCTCGCCGCATCTGCATCGTTGCTTTGATTGTCTGTATTGCCATTATTCTTCACCATCCACGATATCCTGCGCAAAATCTTCCAGCTCCGCAACGCAATCCAAAGCAGCGCGGTTCACTACCACTTTGTTTGTGCGTTCATTTTCTTTTACGATGTTTCCGTTTCCATCAATTTCAGAAAACGTAATAGATAGACGTTTTCCTTCTGCTGTAGTCAATATTGTCATACTGGTTACTTTTCTCATATTTTTAATGCCTCCTTGTAAAAACTTTCTATGTAATTTTGTGCTTCTTTCTCATAATTGATAAATTCTTCTGGTTCTTCCTGCACAAAATTTTCCATTCTTTCTGTTTCAAATCCCAACTGCCTTGCTTTTATTTCCCATCCAAATTTAAGGAAAGGAGTTCCTTTAACAAGGAAGTAATTCGGTTTCCTTTCCTCCACACACACATCCCCTTGCCCGTATTTTTGCAGGAATACCTGATACTGGCAGGATGTATTTATGGTTTCATAAAATATGTCATCTATGGATATGTAACATATTCCATTTTCATCTAGTGTAGCTTCCCCGATATCCCCAAAATATGGCTTGGTGGTTTCATAGCAGTATAATAGGCGGTCGGAATAATTTTGAGTTTTTGCAAGGCGTGATTTACTTCCGTCTGCCAATAAATATCCATCCACAGATAAATTTTTAAGTTTGCAAAGCTGCGTAGTTCCATTATCTGAAAGAAACATTTGAGAGCCGATGCCTATTCTGCATCCATAATTACCTCCTCCAAACATTTTTATATCATTTCCTATGTTTAAATTTGTTTCACCATTTGCCAAATATTTTGCAATATATATTCCTCCAAATTTTATATGTGCAGTTTCCTCATCTTTAAAACTAATTTTGTTTTCTCCTACAAAATTTATAGTATTATATTTTTCGCCGTTTCCTCCTTCAAACGCAAGAATTTCCAAAAGTTTTTGTTCGTTTTTTGTTACATAAATTCCCGAAATTCCTATTTTAATTTCTGAACTTCCATATATGTACACAGTTCCATTGAATTTGGAATCAACAGCTCCTATATTAACGTATTCTTTTGAATCACTATTAATTTTTAATCCAGTGGCAGAAATAGCTGTGAATGAATCACCAGTGGTATATCCACATCTAATAGATAACGCTGACATACCAGTTTGCCACCCTCCACTTCTTAAAATTATTCTGGAATCTTTTTCGTTGCTTGTATGAATGTTGACGATTCCCCCGGTAATATTCGCAGAATTAGTGGTAATTCCATCTTTATCAAATCTTCCTATCTCATTTCCTTTTGCATCATAAATCACACACGAGCCATCAATATTGTTATCGCCGCCAAGGGTAAGAGTGCCGCCTTTTATCCAGTCGGCTACAATGCCAATCGCATAAAGGATATTTACTACTGCATTTCCGTTTTTATCGAATCCGGCCGTATAGGTTTTCCCCCCGTCAGTTGATATAAAAAACCCGTCAATGGTCTGTTTGTAAATTGTTTTTGATCCTGCTAAACTTGGCTTATCATGGAGATAAGTTATAACACTTCCGTCCGGCTGTTTTTCTACCGTTGTATGGTATCCAAGGGCGTTTCCGGCAATCTGCGTCATATTCTGCACGGCCTTGTCATAAGTGGAAAGCTGTTTTTCTGTGTTTCTCCGCGCTTCCACAACTGCGGCCGCCGCTTCAGAATAATACATGCTGCCGTTCCTGACCGGGTCTTCCGCTTCGCAGGATACTTGCGTATAAGAACCGACTGTATAGGAAACGGAATTTATTATCGAAACATACACATTCCCTTTCCAATCCGACACCCTTACTACTTCAAAAGGTTCGTAAAGAGGATTATTTAATATCTGCGCGGAAAAAGGCCGGAAAACCATGCCAACTATGCGGCCGCCAAGGTAGTTTGCTACTTCCTGCTCTTTTCCTGCTGCAAAAGGATTTTTTACTTCAATCAAATATCCTTCTTCACCAAATATAGCAAAATTATCGTCTTCGCCAATTACTTTAACTCCCGTAATCTGCACATCATCCGTATGCACGTCAAGAGATTTTACACGGAATATATGTTCCGGCATATCTGAAAAATTGCCGCCAGAAATAATGGTGTTTGTGCTGTAATCCGTAAAATTGCCGCCGTCAAGTATGGTATCATGAGGATATGTCTTAAAATCCCCACCAACATAATTATACTGCTCCAATAATGCGGAGTTGTACCAAATTAACTGCATATATCCGTCATTGTCTATCCGGGCGTTATATCCGGCTATCTGGCAGGCATAGGAAACAATCTGCCGGTAAGTTCCCGATTCCGGCTTTTCCTTTACGGTAAAAGACATATTATCAAACTGCCGGAAGCCTATGGGGATGCCGCAGTCAAGGCAGGCATCCGTGAGAATTGTCTGCAAAGTGGCCGGATATGAGGTTTTGCTGGTGGAATAGTCCTTATCCAGCAAAAACATTCCATCTACTGCATTGATTTCTATGATTTCCCCTTTTGTAGACGGAATCGTGGCATAATACACTCCTTTGCGGATTTTTTCTATGGTTCCATCATCCATGGCCATTGCGACATAAACGCGGATTATGGAGTTATAGAAGTCATATCTGGAGAACCGTTCATCATGGTTTGCAATCTTTATGGCCAATGTCTTCCCAACCACAAAACCTACACCAAATTTACCATCTGTGGTCTTGTCTTCTATGCTGCATCCTCCTATCATGAAATCCTTTGGTTCCAAGTGCAGGACGGTACCGTCTGACAGAGTCACGTCTGCATAATTTACGACCGCCGCGCCGTTTTTCAGTTTTTCCTTAAATTCTTTACTTGCATTTATCATACTGGATTTATCCCCACTGCATTAAATGATAATGATTCCCAAACAAAATGGCTGTTTGATACCCTTAAAGTTCCCAAGCTGTAATTTGATGTGTAAAACTGGCCCGTTTTCCAACCGCCTGTTACCGGGCTTAAATACCGCATGGTGTAGCCGCTCCTGTTTAGTATTTGGCCGATGATTTTAGCCACTTCCTCCGGCTCTATGTACCTCCATTCAAACGCATAGCTTTCTATCGTTCCCATGGGCGTGTTGTGCATTACCAAGTCTTGCGTCCTGTCCGAATCTTCCGTTGATGTCGTTGCCATGGATGGACGGAAGGCATCTGGCGTTTTGACTTTTATTCCATTAAATTCAAATGGCCTGTTCATGATACCTCCCTCCTATGTTGTTCCAAGCGCAAACATATTGTTTCCTGTTGCCATCTGCTGAATTTTTCCTTCTTTTACCACTGACTCTGCAACTTGTTTTCCGTCAAGATATTGCTTTATAATGATTGTTTGCGGATTGCTATTGATCCTGTTTCCAGTTATTCCAAGTTCCGACAGCACTTCCAAAATAGATTCCCTGTTAGCTTTTTTTATTGTATCAAGCGGAGCCTCGACATTTGTACCATGTTTCTGATCGCCCAGTACGGCCAAAAATTCTTTGTTTGCCGGTATTACCGCTCCTGTGGCCAGCTTTGGTATTGGAGTGGTTCTTAGCGAATCAAACGCCGGACTTTGATACATTGACAAAGAAGCTGGTGTGAAAGAATAACTTCTCCCGTAAGAATAAGAGCTTGTGCTTCTGGATGAAATTACCCGCGAGGTAAGGCTTCTTAAAGAATTGCCAAGCGATCCGATTGTGCTGGAAATCCATCCAAATACGGAACTTATTGTATTTTTTACCGAATCCAGCACGGAGCCGACCTTGCCCTGCATTCCTTCCCATGCCCGCGACCATATATTTTGCGCACTGGATGAAAAATTGCTGATCGCGCTTTGCATCCCGGAAAATTTATCCCGGACGCTCCCGGCCATGGACTGCGCGGAGGATACTGCCTTTTCCTTTATATTGCCCCATGCGGATGCTGTTGTTTCCTTGGCTTTCGCCCATGCATTCGCAATATTGGTTTTTACATTTTCTGCCGACTCTTTTACGTTGGATTTAATATTTGTCCATGATTCCTTTATTCCATTTTTCACATTATCAAACGTGGCCTTTGCGCCGGATTTTATATTGTTCCATTTTTCGGAAAGGTTCTGTTTGATGCCATCCCAAACTTGCGATGCCGTCTGCTTAATGGAATTCCAGGTATTTCCAAGAAAATCCTTCACCCCATTCCAAATATTGACCGCAGTTTCTTTCATCCCTTCCCATATGGCTTTTACATCGCCTACAAGGCTCAATATGCCGTTCAACAGGCCTTGGATGATGTATTTTCCCATTTCGGCCATGACGGTGGACGGGGAGTGGATGCCGAAAAGGGATTTGAATGCATCCATAAAAGGTTTGAATATATGGTCATGTATCCAATCTCCGATTCCGACTATAGCATCCACAATTCCCTGCATAAGTCCAAAGATTATATCTTTACCAATTTCCCATATTCCAGATACTATAGTTCTAATTCCTTCTACAAATCCTTCAACAACAGTTTGCAATCCCTTAAAAGCTAATTCCCAATCTCCAGAAAAGACTCCTGTTAAAAAATCAATAATTCCTCCTATAACCGTTATAATAGAATTTATAGCATCTGAAACATATCCTACAAATTTTACTAATTCATCCCATACAGCCTTTATAACTGGAAGGATTTTAGGAAGAACATTATCTATAATCCACGCAATAAAAGGTTGCAATATGTTTTCCCATAAAGCTTTCAACAAATCTGCAACTTTACCCAAAAGTTCAATAAAATTATCAACCATTGGCTGTATATGGGTTTTCCACAATTTGTCAAAATCTTTTGCCATTTGTTTAAGAATTGGTTGTACTTTTCCATTCCAAAAATCTAAAAATCTTTTAACTAAATCAGATAACCCATCAGCAATCGAATCAAAAAACGGTTTAAAATGTTCATCATACACTTCATTCAGTTTGTCAAACGTATCATCCACCGCATCCTTTATAGTTCCGGCCACATCTGCCAGGACTCCAAGAAACCCTTCTAAAGCTGTGCGGAACCCTTCCTTGTTTTCCACAAATGGCTGTATAAATATATTGAGAACATCCCTTATAAGTTTTGATGCAAGCTCCGTCACTCCCATAAATGCATCCGTAAATATGCCAATAAGGTTTGCGGTAAGCCGCTGGCCATCTTCGCTTGCAAATGCTTCAAATACATATGCAAAGGACTGGAATAAGTCTGATAACAGGTAGTTTACTTCTTCCCATATGTCAAACATAGAAACAAGATGATCTTTTATCCTTTCCTTATTTTCTTCCAGGTATTTTGCAATGCCGCCTACAATGTTAGTAGCAATCGTCAGCCCTATGCTTGCCGTAGCACCGACAAGGCTGCCCAACATATACGCGACAGATTTCACGAAACTGTCTGCGGCAGAAATAACTTCCGGGTTCGTAAAAATATCCTTAAGACTTTCCTTTATGGATGCTATGCTGTCCTTTATGGAGTCCCACCGATACTCCCAATCGCCCAGCCCGTCAAAAAAGCCCTGTTTGAAAATCCCGGCCAACTCTTTCAATTTCCCTATTAAACCGTCGGCCGATTCGCTTACTTTATCTAGGACATTTTCACCCTCTGCGACCTTACCATAATCTATATTTTCAATTTCACTGATATTTCCAATGTCTATCCCTGCTTCCGGTTGCTCTAAATCAGCAAGTTCTTCATTTTTACTGAATTTGTTTATTTCATCAAGAGGGCTTAAATATCCTTCTGCGGCTTTTTCCGCATCTTTGGTTGCATCGGCCACTTTTTCTGTAGATATTGCCAAATTATCTGCCGCGTCTGCCGCATCATTATATCCGTCAATGGAGTCACCTAAACCGCCTCCAGCCATTCCGGCTTTTGCCGCCACTCCGCTTCCTGCAGAAGCTTTTTTGCCTGTTATTAACTCCGTAAAAGATTTAAAGGCATTGGCAACCGTTGCAAGTTTTTCAAGCAATATATTGATAACCTTTATAGCAGGCGTAAAGATATTGATAAGTCCCTGTCCTATGGTTGCCATTAAGCTTTCAATCTGCAATTTTAAAATTCTTGTCTGGTTTGCCCAACTGTCTGATGTACGGATAAAATCCCCGGATGCTCCGGCAAGCTGGTCTATCACAAATTGATACCTTAAGGCGACTTTTTACTGCTCCGTCATTTTGCTTGTAGTTTTCCCGAAACCATTGGCAAGAGCGTACTGGTCAAGAGCAGCTTGCGTCATGACAACGCCAAGTTCTTTCAATGTCTCTGTTTCTCCCGTAAATACGGATTTCAGCTTTATGTATGCTTCGTCTTGCGAGATGTTATAAAAAGATGCAACATCCCCTGATAATTGCGTCAGAGCAGTAGACATCTTATAGGCTTCATCCTCCGCAAAACCAAAAGATTTTGACATGGCACCAAACGTACCGACATACCTTTTTGCCATGGTTTCCGATAAACCGGCAGATACGGCAGCGTTTTTTGCAAATTCATTCACTTTTTCTGACATGGTGGTAAATGTCACGTCCACAACATTCTGCACTTCTTCCAAATCAGAGCCTAATTCTATGGCTTCTTTTCCGAACTGAATAAGTTTTTTTACAGCAAAAACAGAAGCAAGTAGAGCGGCAGTACTTCTTGCAGCTTCGCTAATACGGCTTAAAGACCCCCTTACCGCTGATTCTCCACGCCTGATTCCATTTGTATCAATTTCTGTATTTATCCTTATGCTTCCGTCATACTGCGCCATAAAATCACCCGTAAAATAAAAAAGTGCCAGAATAACGTCAACACGTACTTACCGGCACCGTTTAGCCGTTATCTACAACCGTTTATGCAGATCTCATATTTAATTTATTTTAGCATGGTTTTTGAGTGGATTTGTACCAAATTAAAAGAGCAGTATTTCTACTGCCCTTTATCCATAATTTTATATTTTAAGTCTATCCCTTGTCGGATAAGTTCTGATTTTGAGATTCCTTCTTTTTCACATATAGCCTTTACCTTTTTTTCTGTTTCCTCGTCTACTCGTATTTGATAGAGTATATCTTTGGGTGTATCGGTTAGTTTAGTACCTTTTTTTATTCCCATATTTTAGACCTCGTACCATTCGCCATAAAAACCAAAATCTCCAAACTGACAGGTCACAACATCATCTTTCTCGGGAGCAACGCCGTACCAAGGTAAATTCGCAATAACTTCTCCGTCCTCGCCCTCAATCCTAACAGACTGTTGCGTGTATGTAAGACCTTCTTCTGCAACTCTCATAGCATCTTCTAAAGTTCCCTCGATTTCCTCGTTTCCTGCTCCCGTTCCGTAATTTACATAATATTTCATATTTTCCACCTTTAAGCCTTTTGGCTTTCCTCTCTGTTTTGTTTGTAATTACATTATAACAGAAAGTTTTTTCTTTGTCAATACAAAGTTAAATTTTTAAAAAATAAAGGAACGATATTTCTACCGCTCCTTATCTGACTTTACAATTTTAAGTTTTTCTTCCAAAATCACAATTCCGTCTTTATTCTTTTTGACTTTTGCAGTGTTGCCCTGCCCCGCAATCTCCCGGGCAGTCTTTCCAATCTCTTTATCCGTCATCCTAACACCTCGTCCAACAATGCTTTATATTCGTCCTCCTGTTCCTGTTCTTCTTTGGTCTTTGGCTTTTTCATCAGCACCAGTTCTTTGTTATGAGAGAGGAACTCTTTCTCATGCTTTTCCAGCTTCTTACCCTTATTCAGCTTATTTCTAATCCCTACAATAAAGGAGAATGTACCTTCTCCCACTTCGTTAAAATATCCAAGAAACGTCCACCAGTGCAGGTAATCCAGTTCTCTCGTTTCTCTCCCGGCAACCTTATTGACCGCAGAAAAAATCATTTGTTCGTCTTGCGTCCAGCTATATGTTGGCTGTTCAAGCACCTGTTTTTCCGGCTGCCCGGCAGAAATGAACCATGATATTTGTTTCATTGCTTCTTCCAAGTCAAAGCCATTCTGCCCCGCCTGCAGCACATCATCATCACAGGAAAAATTATCAAACAGCAGATAGATTGCCACAATCCATTTTTCCTCTTGGGTCAGCTCTGGGTCTTGAAACGCTTCAAAGACTTGAAGGACATTGCGGTAGTCGGTTCGGATAGGGTAATCCACGCCGCTAACCGTCAACACCTCCGGCAATGCGCCTATCATTTTGCTCCTTTCCTTTTATGGTCCTGCGGCTGATACTTAGCCATGCGCTGCTTGCTTGCCAGTTTATTCAGCTTGACCTTGTGTTCAGACAACCTTTCAATGACCGGAATAAGAGAATCCCAGAAATCCATAAAGCACTCTAAATCCGGCTGGAAGTTCGGAATCACCGCATACACATCACCAAAGAATTTCCGAGTTGTTCCCTCGCCGAAAACGTCGTCCATGATAGCAGTTGCCTTTTCAGAAAAATACTTTCGTTCCTCGATTTCCTTTTTATAGTCCATCTCGCCGGAATCAGACTCTTTCTTCTCCATTTCCTCTGCTAATGCAATCAATTCATCGCCAGCCGCCCGGAACCTGTCAAAGATAGAAATGTCATTGCCGGAAATCACGATAAAATCATCACCGCCGCCGACATAGACCTTTGTAAGCGTCACCCGGTTGTCAATCCTGATCTCTTCTGTTTTTGTATTTTCATTTTCAATTTTCATTTCTTCAATTTCTGTCATATTATTGTCCTTTCAAAAACGGGGCATATCCAAAACGAATACACCCCATTATTTTAACTAAGATTGCTCTTGCTGCTTGATTTGGTCTGCGCTGGTTCGCTTAATGCTGCCGGGGATGTTACGCTCTCCGGTGTAAATGTTGGCACTTTGTTAGACACAGATACCGTTCCCTGTGTTCTTCCGCCGTCCTCCGAAATCGTGAATGGGATTGCGTACCCGGAAGTACCACCTCCATCACTATCAAATACAACCTTGACAGGAACGCTGAACCCTTTCCCCGTCAGCGTCTTTGTTGTGGAATCTTTAACCTCGTCTGTCAGGGTTGCGACAATCAGCGTGGCAGATGTGCGTTCATCATCAGTAGCAAGCGTGTCAACAATCGTCTGCAAGAAGGGATAAATCGCGTCCTCTCTCCTTGCTATGTAACCGTCATTACTAAGCGTAGGCGTATAGCCATTGTTCACGAACGTGACTTCGCCCTGTACGTTTTTTACCTGCTCGCTGTCATTGTTTCCCTCAATGCTCAAATCATCACTGTCTTTACCAAGGCATGTGTAACCTTCATTATCAAACGTCAGCCACATCGCCCGGCATCCCCTTAAAATCTTTCCCGTTTTCGGGGTTGCTGGTGTTTCAGGCATAATATTTCTCCTTTCTACTCTACTTCATATTCCATCACCGCATCGGCGGCATAGACAGTGCTTTTATCCTGCCCTGTTTCATCCTTGTAAGGAATTGCCCCGGATGCCGTAATCTTCGTTATCGTCCTGCCGTTAGTCAGCAGGGGTAAATCTTTTGTGTTTTCAAGCCACCGCATGACACGCCCCACAAACGCCTGCGAATTGATACGCTGTGGCGAGGTCTGCGGAGAACTTTTGTAAGCCACACGGAAGTTGATTTCAGCGGTAAATCCGCCAAGCACATTCCGACTTTTATATCTTCCGCCAAGCACGAATACCGCAAGTGAACTTTTGGTGTCCAGTTCGTCATATTGCGCTATTACGTTCGGATCTCCCTGCTCTTTTGGATACTGTTTTACCAGTTCCCACAAGGCTTTCTCGATTATGTCATATTCAGTTGCACTTAATGGTTCTATATTTGTTTGCTCATTCATGGAATTTCCCCGACCTTATCATATTCCGTTTTTGACATGCGTTCTTTGATTTCTTCGGGCATAGGCTAACCTCCGTTCCATATAAAATCATTGGTATTCAGCACAATACCGTTGCCCGTTTCCGTAAAAATTGGCTCTGTGC